GTTCCACGAGAGAGTCATCGAGTTCTGCAACGGCATGTGCTGGGCACCGGAAACACCTTTGGCAGAACTGGTGCTGTCTTACGGATACAAAGACTGCGAGGCGCGTTTGGCCGTGGTCAGCGCTGACGATGTCGACGCAATGCTGGAGGATGGCCATGCCTTCCCCATTGGGTCTTAGCGAGGACAAGTGGGCGCGCAGCCAGACCTGCGTGCCTCTTTCCGGCGACGATCAGGTCGACACCGCCAAGCTGTTTGTGGGGTCTTATGGCCTGCCGCTGCACCAGGACAAATGGAAAAACTGGGATAGCTTTCTGGCGATCCACCATGCAGGACGCCTGCTCGACTACGACGACCCGGTGCTCGATGCCGGCGCGTGCCGTGCCGAGCACTATCCCAGCGCGTTTCTGCCGAGCCTGAAAAAATTAGGTTTCACCAACCTGACCGGGTGCAACATCGACGAGAAGGAAGAGCCCGAGATAGAAGATGGCATCAGGTACGAGTATTGCGACATTGAAAGACTGCGTTACCCGGACAAGCACTTCGCGTTTGTCGCGTGCCTGAGCACCATCGAGCACGGCGTCGACTGGCGGAAATACTACATCGAGGCGGCGCGTGTGCTGCGCGTTGGCGGGTATCTTTTCACGTCGTTCGACTACTGGGACACAGGTGTCGACACCATGGGGCAGACCGCGTTCGGGGCGCCGATCAAGGTGTTCACGGCCGCCGAGGTCATGATGATGGTGATCTATGCCGGCGAGAGTGGCCTCGATCTGATGAAAAAGCCGGTGCTCAACTGCAAGCACGCCCCGGTCGAGTGGATGGGAATGCGGTACACGTTTCTCAACCTGCTGATGAAAAAGACCCGCGATTAACGGGTTGTTAGGGGTCTGGGGGCTATAGCCGGAGAACAACTCCCTGCAGGAGAGTTCTCATGGCCAAATCCAAGAGCAGCGAAAGCGAGCGCAACGTCCAGTTCGCCAAGGGCGGAAATGCGTCGATGTTCGGTCAGCAACAGGCCGAGCCGATGAAGTCCGGCCAGACCGGTGACCCCGGTGCGACCGGCAAGGGCGCCGAGTTCGCCAAGGGCGGTTCCAACAAGATGTTTGGCTACTCGGCTTCGACGCCGGCGCAGAGCGGCATCACGTCGCCGCGCTAACAGAGGAGCTGGCTCCCGTGGTCTACAAGAACCAGCTGACCCCACTCAGTCCGAAGGGTCAGATCAGCAAGGTCGCCGGCAAGGGCGGGCAGGCGACCGCCATGCCGGACCGCCGGCAGATCAAGCAGCTGGCGCAAGGTGCCGGCGGTATCGGCAACTACGCCAAGGCCGCCCCCACGATCCCCGCTCCCGGTGTGAAGGCTCCGTTCGGAACCTACGACCTGGAGTGACATGCCGGCCGACAAGAAGAAGATCAGCGAGATCGCTGGCCGCTGGAAGAACCACGATCCGCCCCTCTACGACCAGTTCGTTACGGTCCTGGAGCAGTACGTCTTCGACGTTACCATCGCGGTAACCGAGGCGCCCTCCACGGATGTCCTGCAGGCGCAGGGCCGCGCGCAGCAGGCCCGCAAGTTTTTTCAGCTTTTCACCGAGCATCTGGAGCCGCGCGCCACGGCGTGAAAACCCCGTGCCGCTGCAGGTAAGGAGCGTCCTATGGCTGAAACACTGGCACCCATCGACACCAATGTGAGTATCCCGCCGGCAGTTAAAGCAGCCGGCGAGAACGCCGATGCCCTGCACAAGGCGCTATATTCAACTGAACAGCAGGTAGAGCCCGGCCCAGAACAACAGGCAGAGCCCCAGCCCGACCAGCAGCCATCCGAGCAGCATTCCGAACCGCAGCCCGTTTCTCAGCCGCAGCCGGACCTTCGGCAGGTACCTGAAAGCGGCGAGCACGGGTCGTGGGAGCATCGCTACCTCGGCATGAAAGGCCGGTTCGACCAATCGCAAATCACGCTTGGCCAGATGCAGGAGCAGATGGCCGAACTGGGTGACGAGCTGCAACGCACCCAGCAGGCGCTGCAGATGGCCCGGGCCGGCCTGGCGCCGCGTCCACAACAGCCACAAAACGGCCGTGCGCCGAGCACGATCACCAATGCCGATGTGGAAACTTACGGCCCCGAACTGGTGGATTTCGTTACGCGCGCGGCGCGCGGTGCGGTCGCGCCGGATATCGAGAACGTCAACAAGCAGGTGCGCCAGACCTCCCAGCGGGTGCAGCAAACTGCCCAGCAGCGCATGGAAAACGACCTCGACAGGAGCCTCCCGCAGTGGCGCGAGCTGAATACGCACCCGCGTTTCAAGCAGTGGGCCGGTTTACGAGATGTTTACTCTAACCAGCTTAGAAGGAACCTGATCAACGACGCGGCCAAAGCGGCAGACGCCCCTCGGGTCGCAGCGTTTTTCCAGGCGTTCCTTGCAGAGGAACAAGCCACGGGCCAGATGCCGGACCCGCACAGCCAGCCGCCGGAACCCCCGGCGCCTAGGCAGGCTGCGGTGGACCTCAGCACTCTTGCGGCTCCTGGCAGGGCGAAGCCAGCGTCCGGCAATGGTATCGCCGTCGCTGCCGACAAGCCCGTCTTCACCCGTGCCCAGATCAGCAATTTCTACTCGAATGCAGGCCGCAATGCCTACGCCGGGCGGGAGTCTGATCGTAAACGCGATGAGGCTGAGATTTTTGCAGCGCAGCGCGAGGGGCGCGTCCGATAACCGGGGGCGGCCTTGAGCCTATGAAGGCGTGACCGTCCCGCAATTTCAAGGACGGGTACCATGCCTATTCCGACCGCTGGCTTTCCACTTGCAACGTCACTCACGACGCCGCCGATCTACCCGACTGGCTCTGCCAGTAACAACCTCCAGACGACCGGGTTCATCCCGGAGATCTGGTCCGGCAAGCTGGTGGAGAAGTTCTACGCCAGCACGGTTCTCGCGGCGATCTCCAACACCGACTACGAGGGCGAGATCAAGAACCAGGGCGACCGGGTGAAAATCCGCACCAAGCCCACCGTGACTATTCGCGACTACCGTGCCGACGGACTGCTCGGACTGGACCGCCCGACCGGCGGCAGCGTCGAGTTGTACATCGGCATCGGCAAGTACTTCTCGCTCGCGCTCGACGATGTGATGGAGATCCAGAGCGACCTCAACGTGCTCTCGATGTGGTCCGACGACGCGGCGCAACAGCTCAAGATCGTGGTCGACCAGGACGTGCTCGGCGGCATCGTCAACCAGATGGCTGCCGCCAACCAGGGCATCGCGGCGGGCGTGATCACGGCGTCGCTGAACCTCGGTGTGAAAAGCTCGCCGCTTGCCGTCGTCGGCCGCAACGCCGGTGCCGGCCAGATGGAGTTGATCGACATCCTGCTGCGCATGGGGCAGGTGCTCGACGAGCAGAACATCCCGGAAGTCGGGCGCTGGGTGGTCATGCCGGCGTGGGCCGGACGTATGATCAAGCAATCGGAGCTGCGCCAGGCTTATCTGTCGGGCGACAGTGTATCCATGTTGAGGAATGGTCGTTTGGGCATGGTTGACAGGTTTACTATCTATATCTCTAACCTGCTTCCGAACTCCGGGACCGACTCTACTAACTTCGCAAGTGGAGAGTGGCCGATATACGCTGGACATGCTCATGCACTTACGTTTGCCAGCCAGGTGTCCAAACTGGAGACGCTGAGATCCGAGCTTACTTTCTCGCAGATACTTCGCGGGTTGCAGGTATACGGATATGCAATTTTGGATGGTAAAGCAATGACGCAGGCTCAGGTTTCGCCAGCTGGTTGATACAACTTATACTAGGGGTTGACGTTTGGAGTTCCGGGTGAGATAGAAGCCCATCCGGAACTTTTTTTTTTTTAGGTCATCCCATGCCGTGGAAAGACGACGAGTATCGCAAGAAATACATGCGCGAATACGCGCGGCGTCCAGAGCAGATTGCAAAGCGAGAGATTTGGCGTCGTGCCCACCTGCCACTCATGCAGGTGTACCAAAAGAACTGGCGTGAGAAGGACCCGCGCAATGCAATCATCGTCAAGTCGCGCTCAGGTGCCAAATCGCGCGGACTTGAGTTCGCGATTACCGTCGACGACCTGCATTGGCCAACGCACTGCCCGGTGCTCGGGATCAAGCTGGCCTATGTCGGCAAGGGAGAACGTCGGGACGACTACCCGTCACTCGACCGGCTCGACAACTCCAAGGGTTACCTTCCCGGTAACGTCAACGTAATTTCGTGGCGGGCCAACCGCATCAAGTGGGATTGCACCGCCAGAGAGTTGGCAGCAGTCCTGGCCTACGTTAGGGCTCCTTTAACTATCGTTGCGGTACGTTCCGTGTCGACACGGGACGAGATCAATGCCCTCGCCAAATCTCATGACTGTGGAGATGATGATCCGGGGGGTCCGGAACATTTTGCTCGATAAGATCAAGCCATACCGCTACTCCGACACGTCCCTCATTGCCGCCCTCAACATCACCCTGAACGACGCCAGCCGGCTGCGCCCCGACCTGTTCATCGACCGCTACGACGTCGAGGTGCCGCAGTACGAGGAGGTCAACGGTGAGCTGATCCCGGTGCCGCGCCGGTTCCTCCTGCCCCTCGAATACGGCGTTGCCGGACATGCGCTGTTGCGCGACGAGGAGGACGTGCAGGACTCGCGCGCGAACACGTTCATCCTCAACTACATGAACATGCTCACCGGCCAACGTCCCCACGTGCCGGTCGAGGGCGGCACCCCGGTGCCGAAGAGCAAGGGCCGTGGCGGCGGTGGACCGCCCCAGGCTGATGGAGGCGCATGATGGCGCTCGACCCGCGTGAAGTCAGCCAGCTGCTCGTGCAGGCGCAGATCAAGCTCACCGGTGCGTCAGAGGGCGGCATCAAGGCCGAGCTGTACGACGTGCTGAAGGAGTTCTTCGAGGACAGCTCCTGCTGGCAGGAAGACATACCTTTTCTCCCGGTCGCCAACGAGATCGAGTACCTGCTGGCACCGGCACAGGATGGCCAGATTATCCGCCTCACCAACGTGTGGGACGACAAGGGCTCTCCCGTGCTGCAGGCGTACATGCGCGACTTCGCCAAACTCATGCTGGTCAACCCGCTGCAGAACGACGCCACGGCAAATTACACCGCGCGCGTCGTGAAGACCGTCACCCTGCCGATAACGCGCGATGCCCTGCCCGTCGCACCCGACTGGACCTTGCGCGTGTACAGTGTCCACATCGCGGATGGTCTTATCGGCCGCATGATGGGGCAGCAGCAGAAGACCTACTCCAACAACAGTTTGTCGGCCTACCATCTCAAGCGTTTCCGCACCGGCATTCAGATCGCCAAGACTGCCGCCAACCGCGACAACCTCAAGGGTGCGCAGAGCTGGAGCTATCCTATCGGCTGGCGCAGCCACTCGCAGCGGGGCGGGGTGAGCACCGCCAACCCGACGAGGTTCTGATGCACACTGCCTCGCCGACCAGTGCACCCATCAATTTCACCGTGGCGAAGAACACCACGTTCTCCGACAGCGTGCGGTTCGACTACCCGACCGACACATCCTGGAATTTGCTCAACAAGACGTTCCGCATGGGGCTGAAGGGCAATTTCGAACAGGACGACGAGACCCTCGCGTTCACGTCGGCTGCAAGCGAGATCGTCGTTCTCGACACGACCACACGCATTATCGCGTTCAACGTGCCGCACGCGACGATGGCGGCAGCCCTCGTGCCGGGCGTGTATCTCTACGACTTCATCATGACCGACACCGTTACGGCCAAGCAGGACCAGCTGATGCACGGCGAGTTCGTCTACGCCGATGCCGTGACCGAGGGATAATCCATGCCGGTAGAGATCCTCGGTCCCGCACCTGTTTTCGCCCGTCCCATCGTCACCGTTGGCGGTCCTACGGGACCGTTCGGTGGTCCGTCGGGTCCGTCGGGTCCGTCAGGTCCGACGGGCTCGACCGGACCGACCGGCATGCGCGGCCAGACCGGCGAGGCTGGTGCCGGGTCCAGTGTGACCGGGCCGACCGGTGCGCCGGGACCGGCCGGCAATACCGGCACCGCCGGGTTCGCCATGACCGGCAACACCGGCTCGACTGGACCGACCGGGCCAACGGGCGTCGTCGAAACCGGCCCGACCGGGCCGACCGGGCCGATCAGTTTTACTGGCGCCACTGGCGCGGGACCGACGGGGTATGCGGCGTTTAATAACGTCCTGTTGGCATGGGGTATCACGACGGCGGCAGCGCCGGGTGGCGGTGTCGGTTTCCCGATTGCCTACTCGACCGCGCCAGTGGTGACACTTGGCGCGAGCGGTCCTACCGGCACGTTCCCGATGGTGACCACGCGCTCCACCATCGGGTTCAACCTCTCGGTCAATACAGGCCCGGTCGACGTCATGTGGATGGCCGTCGGGACCAAGCCATAGCAATGGGTAAGGTGTTCGAAATCGCGGACGGCAGTGGCGACCTCGGTGTCGTGCGTATGGTGCACAGCAATATCGAGCGCTACTGCGCCAATTTCGATTATTACCTGGAACCGGGGATACTGCTGACCGACGTTACCGTGGCGGTATTGATCATCAATGACGATGCCGTGGTGAACGGCGCGCAGCTGACCAACGACCGGCGTGCGGCGATCTGGTACGTCGAGTCCACCGATGACCCGGCGAATTTCGACGTGAATTTCGCCGTCACCACCAACGACAACCAGACACTCAATTACACCGTCCACTACGTCGTGGGGGCGGATGCATGATCGAGATCGAGGTCGTCTCGACGGCGAGTTATCTCGGTGAGCAGCACCTGCCGGCCGGCAATACCGAGCGTTTTCTCGTGTCGTTCGACGACTTGCTGGAGCCGGGAGTAAGACTTACCGAGGCGCACGCCAGTCTCACCAGCAACGTCAGCACGGTGGTCAGCCCGTGCGATCTGACCAACGACCAGACCGGTTGCTACCTGATGGTGACGTCGGCATCGCTGGACGAGGTGTTCACGCTCGCCCTCATGGTGCTGACCAATGACGGGCAGCGCTGGAACTACACCATCGTCTTCAAGACCGGCCTCCCGACTGTCGTAACCGAGCCGGCGAGTCCGCTGTTGTACGGACCGACAGGGCCGGTCGGGCCGCAGGGTCCGACCGGACCGCCCGGGCTGGTGGCTGCGACCGGGGCCACCGGCATGACCGGTGCCACCGGGATGACCGGCGCGATTGGCGCCACCGGGCCGACCGGGTCCAGTGGCGATACCGGACCGCAGGGGTTCACTGGCGACACCGGCCCCACGGGCCGCACCGGGCCGACCGGACAGGCCAGCACCGGGGCGACCGGTGTGCAGGGTCTGACCGGCCCGACCGGTGTAACCGGTGCGACCGGCGCTGCTGGACTCGCTGCCGGGACCGGCGCCACTGGGTCAACCGGCCCGACCGGTATGGCAGGTCCGCAGGGTCCGGGTGGCACCCCGGGCGCCGCCGCTGCCACGGGCGCGCAGGGTCCGCCCGGCGTAACCGGCCCGCAGGGCATAGCGGGTGCGACCGGTCCGACTGGGCGCACAGGACCGCAGGGGTTTACCGGGGTGACCGGGAATACCGGCCCGACCGGTGCTGGTCCGACCGGCCCCACAGGTCGTACCGGCCCTGCCGGTGCGGCCGGTACAATCGGCCCGACCGGCCCGGCCGGGGCTGCGTCTGCGACCGGTGCCACGGGTCGCACCGGGCCGACCGGCCCGGCCGGTGTTGCCTCCACGGTAACAGGACCGACCGGCGCCGCCGGCACGAATACCCGTACCGGCGCGACCGGACCCACGGGTCAGTCGTCCACGGTCACCGGCCCGACCGGAACAACGGGTGCGACCGGACCGGCCGGCGTCCCTGGCACGGCGGTGAGCACCGGGCCGACCGGGCCTGCGGGTGCCGCCACCAACACCGGCTCGACCGGACCGACCGGGCGGACAGGCCCGACCGGTACTGCGGGAAGCGCGGGAAGTGCAGGGGCGCCAGGGCCGACCGGGAATACCGGCGCGACCGGGGCTTCCGGCGTCAGCGCGGCGACGCTGATTGTCGCTTGCTCGGACGAGACAACTGCGCCT